CTCAAAAATTGCCGCCTTCGTCAAAAATGAACGTTATTTTGACGAAGGAAAGTCACCACGCATGATCATGGGGAGAGATCCCAAGTTCAATGTCATCTATGCGCGCTTTATTGCGCGACTGGAGGATGCATTCTTCCAGTTACCGCAAGTGGCGAACGCCTGCAATTACACCAAATGCGGCGAAAAGTTCGAAAGACTTTATAAGCATTGTGCCAGTATGTTCGAAAATGACATGTCGAAGTATGAAGCCACACAACGTGAGTGCCTACTTGGCCTTGAGTATCTGGTCTACGATAAAGTTTTTCGTATGACCGGTTGCGAAGGTGAGATAGAGGACATGCGCACTGTGTTTGCCGCAAAATGCATTAAGCCAGTTGTGACCGGGGATGGTGTTAAGGCAACATTCTCGTTCACACGTGGCTCCGGAGATCTGGACACCGGTCTCGGTAATGGTGTGTTGAATTACATATCTACAATGTATTTTATGTGCATAAACTACTGTTCTGCCAATTGTAAGCTTGGCCAGTGCAGTTGCGGCACTTTCGACTTGTTCGTGCTAAAGGGTGACGATTCATACGGAGTAAGCCCACACTCCAACCTGTACAACACTTACATGTTGTTCGGCCTTGATGCAAAACTTATATATCGTGCTGATGCGCGGTCTGTTGAGTTCTGCAGCGGTCATTTCATCCGGACCGCAAATGGCAAGTGGACATACGTTCAGAAGTTGCGTAAACTGATCACATCAGTGTCAACTTGCATCAACCCTGACATCATTAAGAACGGATGGTTGGGGCACTACCTCAAATCGTTGGGCCTGATGTATTTCAAGCTCTACGAGGGTGTGCCAGTCTATGAGAATTTCGCAAGAATGCTCATGACGGCTGATGCGAAGCATGGCATGAACACCAGTTTGATCGAAGGTGTTTCATATGGTGCCTGGGAAGCGTTTTCAAATTCGGGTAATACCAAAAGAGTAGACTCGTGTCCAGAAACGATACTAGACATAGCGGAACATAACGAAATGCCTTTTGCACAGCTTCACGCGCTACAGGCGTGTTTTGACAATGCTAAGATCCACCTGCCTGAACACCATCTCAGGCGATGCAATATCAAAACGAAAATGGACGAACCAATGTTGGACCTGGGGGACATACACACCTGGGTTAACAGGCTTGACTTATGCAAGAGGGCTAGGGAGATCCGCAAAACACTCTCTAAAATCTCTGCAAACCCGAAGAACATCCGGGTCTTGTTTTACGAAAAATGAGTTTTCA